CTGACGGTCCCGCCAGCGGCGAAGGCCATGGGGCCGTTCCCCGGAGTATATGCCGCCTGGATAACCTGCGGCTGGCCGTTGGGCACATTGATGCCGCCAGAGCGACCCCGAATGAGCTCAACGGCCGCAGCCGCACGGATCAAGTCGTCCGCAAACCCTCGCGCCCCTTCCTGCAGGGGCGAGAAATTGATCCTATCCAGAGTGGCCTCAGTCTTTTCAGCAGCGCCAGCGCTACCTTTCAGGGGCTCACGGAACCGGTTGGCCTCCTCAGTGAGGTCTTGCAGAACCTCGGCATTGGCACCAAGAGCCTCAAGCATAAGTGCTTCCTGCTGCCGTGCCTGGTCAAGAGCATTCAGCAAGTCAGCGGTATCTTTCACCCAGCTGGAATTGTTCACAAGAGCACCAGCCTGCTGAGCGGCCTCAAGGGCCGCTTGCAGAGCGATAAGGGCCTCAACCTTTTCGGGCAGGCTCTCAGCGCTGGCGACAGCGTTCACTTGGTCTTCGAAGCCGCCGATGAGCCCAGCGATATTTGTGAGCTGCTCCTCGGCCTGTTGCAGCCAGCGAGAGGCCTGCTGCGTCGGCTCCTCCGACAAGTCTTCGGGCAGAGCGTCAAGCGCGGTTGCAAGGTCGTCTGCTGCCCGAGTAACTTCAGGTCCAACACCACGCACCCGATTAACGGCTTCTACAAAGTCCTCAATAGTACCTGTGCCTTCTTGGACTGCCCGCAGCAGGTTATAGAGATTTTCAATTTCAGCATTACCGTACCCGATAACGCCCATACCAGCCCCCGGGCCTGCAAGCTCTCCTAGAGCAGTGCGGATATTGTCCATATTGAACGGATTAAGGCCAGTACCATTAATCTCGCTCTCCATGTTACGGATGCCCTGCTGCAGCTCATTCAGGGCATCCTGCAACTGGGCACGTGATTGACGGAGCATGGACTCTGTTGTGAGGTCAATAACCCCACCTAATTCGCGTTGTTCATCAGCAGCCGCTTGAACCAAAGCGTTGTAGTTCTCCAAAGCATCGACACCATTAGTCATACTGGTGTGCAGGCGCTCAATCTTATCCGCGGCATTATCGGTATTCTGGTAGACCCAGAATGCAGCGCCTGCAAGAAGCGTGAGCCCGCCGACGATCGGACCGCCAGCAAAGCCAAGAACGCCTCGAATGCCTGCAAGAGCAGCGCCCACGGCCCCAAGCTTGGTAGCTGCAGTGGCGACCAAACGCACCTTCCGTGCGGCAAAACTGAAGGCGAGAGCAGTGCCAATAGAGAACAGGACATCTGCGATGGGTTCAATATTGTCAGCAATGAGCAGGATGGCGTCCGCCAGTGCCCCAGAGATAAGCTGGGCTTCTTCCGAGGTGGAGATGTACTCGGTAAGCTCATTCCGGAAGACTGTGAAGGCTTGGCTGATAGTGCTTTCAGTTTGCCCAAACATGTCCGCAATCATAGGATATTGGGACATGATCGCTTCGAAGAACTGCTGAGAGGTAATCTCGCCATCAATCACCATGCGACGCAGGCGAGCAACCGAACCACCAGCCTCGTCAATGCCACGAGCAGCCGCCAGGGCGATCGGATAGGCACCTTCAAGAATGGAGTTGAATTCTTCAGCCCGCACAATGTCCGTGCCGATGGCTTGCGAGAGCTGAATGAGAGCGCCTCGAGCCGTCTGAGCAGAGGAACCCTGGATCGCCAAGCCCATACCAATGGCCTCGACGAACTGCAGGGCGTCCTGCTGGGTGATGCCCAGTTCCTGCGAGGCCATCATGGCCTTCTGGTAGAGCGAGGACATTTCCTCGATGGGCGAGCGAGTGCGGCGAGCGATGTTATAGAGCTCGTTGAGGGCAGTCTGTGCCTCTCCGGTGCTGTCGCTCACGATGTTGATACGGTTGGCCACCACCGTTGCGCTGTCAGAAAGGCGCATAAGCTCGGAGGCGATGATACCGGCACCGAAGGCGCCCACATACCGATCGAGGAGCATGAACGGACCGTGGGCGCCCCGGGCCGAAGTACCAAGACGATCCACCCCTTGGGCAAGATCATTGGCACCACGGTTCGCGCGTTCCGCGTCCCGAGCGAAGCGGGTCACTTCAGGGAGCGTCACGACGTTCGGGATAACCGGGGCGAGGCCAGTAGTCCGGTCCCGCACGTTATTGGAGGAAACGAAGTCCGATTGCATCCGGCGAACAGCCTGGAGCTTGCGGATCACGTCATTGAGCTCCTCTTCCGCTTGGCGGAACTCGGAGATAGCGTCCCATTCCACGTTCGTGCCCATCTCGACACGCGCAGCGCGGAGGTTCTGGCCGATTTGGATGAGAGCAGCATTGGCGTCCTGGATCGGAGTGCTGAGCCAAGAGGAACGGGTACGCGGAGCTGCAAGCGCTTGACGCAGCGACTGGATTTGTTGCATGGTGCGATTGAGTTCTGCGGTCGGGGAAATGTTGTTCAGGGAGCGACGGAGTTGATCCAGCTCGCTCTCTGCCCGATCAGAGGCAGCAGCCACATCTTCGATGTTGCGCTTGACTTGGCGCGATCCTCGTTCCGTTAGGATAATATCAATGCGTTCTGTGGGCATTATGGCCTCCCGCTGCCAAGGTCGTCAAATATCTTCGTCTGCCGAACCTCAGCGGCAGCCATTGCGAGGGAGCGGTTCACGAACCCCGCTGCCTGTTGTTTCGAGTGGCCCCTGTCAAGCTCCTCGATATAGTAAACAGGGTTGGAGACATAGAAGGTAACGCCTCCAGCCGCCAGACCCACGTCGCCTGCCGCCGTAGCCAAGCTGCGAAGGAAGCCAATTGTAGGAGCCCGGTCGATCCGGGCATAAGCATCGGCGATAGCGGCAGCAGCGTTGCGCGTCTCTCCGATCCCGAGGTGTCGCCCGGGCGCAAAGGCCGGACGAGGGGAGACAGGATCACCGCCAGAACGGACCTGCCAGTTGGAACGTGCCACGCCGCGATCGACGGGCGTGGCACGAATTAGGGAGGACGCCAGAACCTTGGTCGCTTTACGAGGGGTGGCATCGGCCCACTGGCCAACTTGGTAGGCGCGAACACGCAACCTCCGTCCAAGCTCGCCAAAACCGTTAGCCACTGCTTTTCCCTCCGCTTTCCTTCTCTGCCATTTTCTTGCGATAGTCTAGCAGAGCATTATCCAAGTTCCTGACGTGGAACATTACGTCGTCCCGCGTCTCCCCCTCCAGGCCCTCGTCCCGGCAGAAGGACCTGATCGCTGAACCAGGTATTGGACCTTCCATCCGTTCTGAGGAGAGCTCCTGAAATGCCTTATAGTAGTATCCCTGGCCAAGGGGTATTTCAGGAGCGTTCGCGATGGGGTCCGGAAGAGGCTGGTTGGACCTCATCGCGATTTTGATGATCTGGTCCTCTACTGGACCTTGCTCCAGTTGGTAGATGAGGAACTCGACTAGGCGTTTCCCTCCTGTTCCCGACGCGTCTGGAGGAAGAGCGCTTCCTTGCCGGACTGGATGCGCAGGTCGTTGTAGAGGTTCTGGATTTCCGGGTGCTGCAGAACCTGCAGAACGTTCTCCCAGGTGAGCGGCAGCAGATCGCCGGTCTCGGGGTCTTCCACGCCCTGCTTCCAGTCCTTGCCGTCCGGATCAGGGTTACCCTCGGCGTCGACCAGAACTTCCCAGTTCAGAATGACAGTCCGCGCAAGGGCCTCCTTCATGATCTTTTCAGAGACCTTGGTGTCCAGCGTCTCGAGCTGGATTGCGCGACGATAGGGCTTCGTCAGAGCCTCGAGCAGGCGCTCGTAGGACTTGTTGGCACCACCGGCACGTGCGATGGTAACCCGGAACGGACCGTAGTCCAGTTCGACGCCCTCTTGTTCAGCGGCGGTGTCGGAACGGAAAGAACCGTAGCCTCCACCCTTCTTCTTTTGCTTGGCCATGATATTTGCTCCTCTGGCTTAGCGGGTTAAGGAGGGCCCGAAGGCCCTCCAGGGAACCTTACGCCTCAGCGGCGTCCGGCAGGTAGTCATAGAAGCTCATCACGATGGTGTGAGCCAGGTTGGAGTTGACGTCCGCGGCATCCGCAGCCATCAGGCCGAGCGGAATGGTCACCGCCTGGTTGAGCTCCACGTTCAGCCGGCCATCGTCGAGGGACAGCAGCGGCAGGTCGAAGGAGAAGCCGGCATTGTCCTTCACCACACAGACGTCCAGGGTCACGTCCGAGTTGGCCCGCAGGGCCGCCAGAGCATCGACATTCTGGAAGTAGGCCGTGACGTTCCCGCCGACTTCGAAGGTCCCTGCGGTCGCCTCGAAGGCGCCAAGGGTTCCGACAGCCTTGTTCATGGTGATGTTGTTGTTGATGGTCAGCCGTGCTTCCGTCACGTAGGCGAACAGGGCGTCCACATATTCGTCCGTGTCCGAGCAGAGCCCCATACGGATGCGCGTGACGTGGGTCGAGGTGTTGAACGCCTTGCCGGAACCCGCGGCCAGCGCCGGACGAGTGCCCGACTTCACACCAGTGCTCGCGTCGTTGGTCTCGTAGTCCGTACCCATGAAGCCCATGTCCACCATGATCTTGTCAGCGGTGTTGATGGCCATCGTCATTTCGTTGGGCACGGCACCCACGATGTACTCCGCCTGCGTATCGCTGGGCGAACTGTCGTCGGGAGCCCCGAGTTCACGCTCGAGCTGGTAGGTGGTGCGGGTGATCGCCGTACCTTCCTGGTTCTTCAGGGTGCGCCCGAAGAAGACCTGGATGGTCTTGGAACCGCCAGCGTCGGTCACCATCTGGCCAGAAGCCTTGTCGATGGTCACCTCGTTGGCATCCACGGTCGTACGCACGCGGGCCCAGCCGTTGTTCGCAGCAGTGGCGAACTCGGTGGCTGCGGTGTCACCACCAATGTAGATCAGCTCGCCGTCCACCAGGCCGAGTTCCGTGAGGTCCTTGGTGCTGGTGACGAGGATCGGCAGATCGCCGGAGGCATCGATTTCGAAGTCCCCAGAACCGAACTGATGGCCCACACGAACGATCTTGGCGCCAGACGGGGGCGAGCCCTCGGCGACGAGACCGGAAACCAGGACATCTCCCGCTGCCACGCTCGTGACCACCTTCAGGCCGTTGTTGGCGGAGTTGGTGAAGCCCGAAGCGAAGATCAGGTCGTTGGCAGCAAAGTCGCTCTCATCTGCCACCGAGTATTCGGTGGAAGTGACAGCGGTCGGCTCCTGCAGCCCTTTCTCGACGAACTCATCGAACACGAACCCTTGGAAGAGGCTCTGGATGTTCGTCTGGGTCATATCGACGTTGAAGCCGCCGGCGCTCTCGAGGTCCGTCAGGACACCCTTGTAGCGGGACCGCTTGTTGTTGATGGGCGTACGAGCCACCTTGGTGAAGTTCCCACCAAAGTCGTTGTACGAGTTCGGGTCGAGGGGATACCAGATGGTCCCCGCGACCCCGATGGAAGTTTCGACGCAGTAACGGAGCCCCGTCACATTGCTGTCGATCTTGCTGACCTGTGCCATATGAGAAGGCCTCCTTACCTAAGTTGGTCATATTCAAAGTCCGCGGTCACATTCGTTACACTGAAGGAGCCGGACTTCCCCTCCTCAGTTGCACGGACATTCCTGAAAATGACCCCGCCAGTAGTAGTGGTGCCTTCGAGGGCATCATGCACGATTGTAGCGAGTTCGTCTGCCAGCGTCAACCCGTCTCCTTCGGGGGTCTTAACCAGTACTTCGATGTACCCATAGCGCGAGAACTTGCGCTGGCGACTGGCGCCAGTAGTTCCAAACGCGGTTTGGGTGCCAGTGATATGGTAAACGCTGACGACAGCATGGGCTTCACGGTCACGAGGACGGTGCTTGCTATCGTCATCGTCCCAGAGGACTTCGAAGCTGGCATCATAGCCAGTAAGGGCCGTGTTTACGACCCCCA